AACAACGTATCTAACCTAGTTTCTAAATGGCCAATTCCACAAACACCACCGGACCAGAATACTATCGACGAGGTAGCATCCAAGTTTGGGATTTCATTCGAGACCAAGGACTAAACTTCCACCTTGGCAACGCAATTAAATACATATGTCGCGCTGGTCATAAAGACAGCAAGCGTGAAGATCTACGCAAAGCAATCCACTATCTGCAAAACGAATTAGAAAATGACATCCTCCACCCGTCAGCAGCAAGCCGTCGAATTCCGGAAAAGTTTCCGGGTGAAGAACAGTACTACGCCGGCTTCACGGACTTTGCAGAGGCGTTTGATCGTTGAGGAATTCAAAGAGTTCCTTGATGCTGAGAACCAACTCATCATGGGACTCACAGTTAACTCTGCTGAGTGTCTAAAAGAACTAGCTGATCTGGTCTATGTGTGTTACCAGTACGCTGCTAATCTTGGATGGGATCTAGATGAAGCTCTGGATCGTGTCCACCAAAGTAACCTGTCTAAACTAGACGACAACGGTAATCCTATCTACCGTGAAGATGGGAAGGTTCTCAAAGGACCGAACTATCAACCACCAACCCTTAATGATCTTGTTTGATAATGTCGAAACCACCTAAAGAACTTATTGCTCGTACTGGTCGTGTACAATCCTGGATTGATGATCCAACCTCTCGCTTGCCTGTCTCCTGTACAGTCTTCGTTGTGGAAGACACGATGGAAGGAGAAAATGGAATCGAAGCCAGTTGGCGTTTCGTTAGCCATGCACTCCGATACGGTGCAGGCGTTGCTGTCCACCTTAGTAAACTGCGACCCAAAGGAGCTGAGAATGGTAAAGGACTCGTAGCTTCTGGTCCTGTATCCTTTGCTAAAATTTACTCTACATTGAATGAAATCCTCCGTCGTGGAGGTGTGTACAAGAACGGCGCTGTAGTGTGCCATTTAGATCTCAGTCATCCTGATGTGCTTGAGTTCATTACTGCTAGTCGTAGTGAGCTGCCTTGGGTTAAGCGCTGCGTCAACATCAACGACCACTGGTGGAACGAAACGACTCCACAAGTGAAGAATGCTTTGCTTGAAGGTATCAAGCGTGGTGACATTTGGCTAAACAAAACCAAGGTAGATCGTAATGGAAATCGAATCCGGGGGAACGTCTGCCTTGAGGTATATCTGCCCTCACGGGGTACATGTCTGCTTCAACATGTCAACCTTGGCGCATGTGAAGTTGAAGACATACAACGTGCATTTGTCAACGGAATGTCCGAGCTGTGTGAACTCCATGGTAAGACAAATGTCGATAGCAGTGGAGAATACCTCCCTCCGTCAACAGATCGTCAAGTGGGTCTTGGACTTCTTGGGCTTGCCAACTTGCTCCGACAGCAAGGAGTGAGTTACAAAGAGTTTGGTAAGGCGTTGGAAAACATCAACAACAACCGTCCTCATGAGCGAACTCCTGCTGCGGTACTGGCTCATGAGATCAGCTCAGGGATTCGTCAAGCTGCTGAGATTGCCAAGGCAAACAAGATGGAGCGTGCCTTTGCCATTGCTCCAACTGCGTCCTGCAGTTACCGATACCAAGATCTCGAAGGGTTCACCACCACACCTGAGATCGCTCCTCCCATTGCCCGTCAAGTGGACCGTGACAGCGGAACCTTTGGCGTCCAGAGCTACGACTATGGCGATGTAGAGATCGCGTCGGAAGTTGGCTGGGATAATTATTTCAAAGTAGCAAACGGTATTATCCGGTTGCTCGATATGACTGGGCTTCTTCATGGATATAGCTTTAACTCGTGGAGTGATGTAATTACTTACGATGAAGCGTTCATTGAGGAGTGGCTGAACAGCCCCCAAACCTCTTTGTATTACAGCTTGCAGGTAATGGGCGATGTTCAGGATAAGTCAGACGCATATGCTGCGTTGTCTCAATCTGATATCGACGATTACCTGGACGAGTTGTTTAAAGATGACCCTGCTCCTGATTGTAATTGCGGCGAATGAACCCCTATCAAAAACTATTGAATCGTAAACGGAAGTGGTCTCCGGTACAGACCACAGCAGGGAAGCTCCGGGAAGGTGCGGAAGAAACTATCTACCGTGCCTTGGCTATCCGCCACATGGAACTTCCCGTTGGAGATTTTATTACTGATGCACTAAAGAATGAAGTTCCAAACTTGGCGAGGGATCTCCTTCAATCCAATATCAAGGACGAGGAAAATCACGACCTTGCACTCGGTTACATCGCCAACGCTATCGGCGTTAATGAAAAGGCTGAAGCCGAAGCGAAGCGTCTTCGGGACGCCTGGATTGCTCATCCAGATCACACGATCCTCAAAGCACTGGTTGCCGAACGTGCAATTTTCTTTGTGCTCCTCCCGCTCTTCAGATTTAACGGTGATGCTGGTCTCCGAACAGTAAGCGCCGACATTTCACGTGATGAACAAGTCCATGTTGCAGCAAATAGCTTGGTATGTACTGAGCTTGGTCTCAATTGGAGTCCTTCTCTCGATAAGCTCAGGAAGGCAACCATTAATTGGGTGCTTGAGCCTCTAGGTAGAAATACCTCCATTAAATATCTAGACAAAAAATTTTGGCTGGATTCCAGTGACTCTTTGATGTATCAAGGGAAAGCTCCAGAACTTTCCGACACACGTCGGGCACGAATGCCTGCGTTCTTTGAACATGCAAACCCCAATCTACCTCAATACGCTTGAGACACACGGTCTTCAGCTAAGCTCACTCATCGCTGAATTAGATGAGAACTTTCCACCTACTAATCCCCACCCGGATGAATCACTTGCTCAAATAATGTACCGCTCCGGCCAACGTTCTGTGGTCGAGTGGATTAACCATCGTATCACGGAAGACAACAATGGCTAAGAAAAAGAATCAAACAAAAATTAAACAAGTAATCCGTGCTGCTGGACCAACTATCTCCAAAGGTGAGATGAATAAAATTGTCAAAGCAGCCGGTGGTGATACAGCTAAAGCTCTTAATCGAATCTCTTCTGTTCAAGAGAGCATGAAAGAGAATGATAAGAGAGCACCTTCTATTGGTTCGGGTGCTGCTAATCGGCTTATTGAACAAGCGTCTACTCCAATAGGTCGCTCTTCTCTAGGCAATAGTTCGGTTGCACAAGCCATTCTTAGTATGGCTGGTAGACCTGCCGGTCCAATGCGTCAAGGACAGCAAACTCCTGCAATCCCTGGTACACGGATTACTCCTGGCATGGTTTTGCGTCCTAGTGGGCGTGAGGGAACTAGAAAGAGTCAGCCGAAAACCGTTACGCAATTCGTTGAATCGCAATATACTGGTCCTACTCAAGAAGAAATTGATGCTCAAATTGCTGCCGGTGTTCAGCAAGGTATTGATGATTACCTAGCTGGTATTGGTGGTGATAACAGCGCTGATCAAGCTTATCTAGATCTGCTTTCTGGTATTGGTAATATGTTCTCAACTCAAATGGGTGCATACCAGCAGCAAATGGCAGGGCAAATGGACCTACTGAACCAGTTTGCTATGCCTCAATACCAAGAGCCGATGCGTTTGTATGGCGCCGGTCAGAACTATAACATTGATGCAGTTCGTGCTGCACAGCGTAACCAACAACGTCGTAGTGGTTACCTACGTGGTATGGGTATCAGTGGTGGTACCTCTGGTGCTCCTGCACTATCTTCTGGTATGAGCATTGGTTCTGCACTTGCTACACCTGGAGGAGTGACTATCTAATGTCTGCTAAGCAACGGTATGATTTACTTACTGGTGACCGAAACCAATATCTCACGGTAGCACGTAGAGCATCGGACCTAACACTCCCGTATCTGATTCGTGATGATGATGACTTCACTAAACAAGCACAACCTCTTCCATCTCCATGGCAAAGTGTAGGTGCTAAAGGTGTAGTCACTCTCTCCTCAAAACTAATGCTTGCTTTGCTTCCTCCACAAACTAGCTTCTTTAAGCTTCAAGTGGATGAATCAATGCTTGGTCAATACGATCCTAGGATTAAGTCTGAACTTGATCTAGCTTTTGCTAAGATTGAACGGACTATCATGGAAGCTATTGCTGCCAGTGATGATCGTGTGATCGTACATCAAGCTCTTAAGCACCTAGTTGTTGGAGGTAATGCACTTATCTTCATGGGTAAAGATGGTCTCCGATTGTATCCTCTCAATCGCTACGTTGTAGATAGAGATGGTGACGGTAATGTAATTGAAATTGTTACCAAGGAACGTATCTCCAAACAACTACTTGGTGATTTACTTCCTGATGAACCTAAACCTAATACACCTGGTAATGATGAGTCTGATGCTTATCGTGACGAGGTAGATGTGTACACACATGTGAAGCGAGACAACAATCGTTTTGTCTGGCATCAAGAAGTGTACGATAAAATTGTTCCTAAGTCTTTTGGTAAAGCACCTGTTGATGCTTCACCGTGGATTGCACTTCGCTTCAATACAGTTGATGGTGAGTGCTATGGTCGTGGTAGGGTAGAGGAATTTCTTGGTGATCTTAAGTCACTAGAGGCTCTTACTCAAGCACTTGTAGAAGGTTCAGCAGCAGCAGCTAAAGTTGTTTTTGTTGTCTCCCCTTCAAGTACTACAAAACCAGCCACACTAGCTGCTGCAGGTAACGGTGCTATCGTCCAAGGACGACCTGATGACATTGGCGTTGTTCAAGTAGGTAAGACTGCTGACTTTAGGACTGCATATGAAATGTCTGCTCAACTTGAGCGTAGACTTTCTGAAGCATTCCTTATTATGAATGTTCGAAACAGTGAACGCACAACTGCTGAAGAAGTGCGAATGACTCAACTCGAATTGGAAGCCCAGTTAGGTGGACTATTCTCCATGTTGACTGTTGATTTCCTTGTACCTTACTTGAACCGTAAACTGTCTGTCTATCAAAAGACTGGTGACATTCCACGTATTCCTAAGGGACTCGTGCGTCCTGCTATCGTTGCTGGTATTAATGCAATCGGTAGGGGACAAGATAGAGAAAGCCTTGGTGCTTTCCTAATGACCATTGCTCAGACCATGGGTCCAGAAGCAATTCAAACTTATGTAAACCCTGAGGAAGTCATCAAACGACTTGCTGCTGCACAAGGCATTGATGTCCTTAACCTTGTTCGTAGTATGCAAGAAGTTCAGGCAGAGCAACAAGCTGCTATGCAACAACAGCAACAACTTGAGCTGACTAAGCAAGCAGGTCAACTTGCTTCTGCTCCTGTGAATGACCCTTCTAAAAACCCACAACTAAATGGACAACAACCAACCGAAGCGCAGCCGCCGCAAGGCTGAGCCTATTCCTGAGACGCAACAGGTAGAGGAAACACCTACTAATAAATATGCACCAAAAGAAAAGATTGGTACAGCTACACTAGGTCGCTCTCCTAACTACGTAACTGCTGTTGGTCTCGGTAAACTTCAAGTAATCCACGCCACCTCTTCTAATGACAACTCTAACGTACAATCCGAATGAAACTCCTGAAGGAGAGCTGACTGCTGAAGAGCAAGATTCTTTGGCAGTAGGTGAAAAAGCTATTGCTGAACAACAAGAACTGCTTGCTGGTAAGTTTCGTGATGCTGAAGAACTAGAGCAAGCTTACATCGAACTACAGAAAAAGTTCAGCTCCCGCACACCTCAAGAAGAAACTACTACTGAAGAGTCTACAGAAGAAGAGGTAGTTGAAGAAGAAACTGAATCTTCTAGCATCCTTGAAGATCTTTGGGAGCAAGGTAAAGCTGGTAAGTTTGAAGAGGACACTCTTAAAGAATTGTCTAATCTCAGCTCTGCTGACCTTGCTAAGATGTATCTTGAGTACCGTGCTCAAGCTGAACAAGGTAACCAACCTACTACTGAGTCAGACATTACTGATAGTGACCTGTCTGAACTACGTGGTATTGCTGGTGGTGATGATGAGTACGGTTCAATGATGCGTTGGGCTGCTGATAATCTCACTCAAAAAGAGATTGATCGTTATGATTCAGTGATGGATACTGGTGACAAGAACGCCATGACCTTTGCTGTTGAAGCCCTATTTAATCGTTATCAAGATGCAGTTGGTGTAGATGGTAAGCTGCTAACTGGTAAAGCTGCTCCTAGTACTAAAGATGTGTTCCGCTCTCAAGCTGAAGTTGTCCGTGCTATGAGTGATCCGCGCTATGACAACGATCCTGCATATCGTCAGGATGTATTTGCTAAACTCGAAAGGTCTAATCTTGATTACTAGTAACGAATTCAATCAACAAAACATCTTCGCTAAAGAACCCACCATGTACCACGACTCTGATTATACTGTGTCCCATAATGAACGCGCTGAACTGCTGAATGGTCGCCTTGCTATGCTCGGTTTTGTTGCAGCAGTAGGTGCCTATGTATTTACTGGTCAAATTATTCCTGGTATTTTCTGATGCCTCTCAAGAAAGGTAGTTCCAGTAAAACAGTCTCATCTAATGTGAGTAAGTTGAAGAGTGAAGGCTACCCTCAGAAACAAGCGGTAGCCATTGCACTTGATAAAGCTGGTAAATCAAAGAAGAAAAAGTAATGGCTAAACAAGGACTCTACGCTAACATCCACGCTAAGCGAGAACGTATCGCTAAAGGTAGTGGAGAGAAGATGCGTAAACCTGGTGCTAAAGGAGCACCTACTGCAGCTCAATTTAAGAAGGCTGCTAAGACTGCCAAGAAGAAATAGTATTGGCAAGTCCGTCAATACTGCGCGTGTATTGGCGGATTAGTTGGAGTAATCAATATTAAAGTTCTTTGCTTTATTATCATGATTCCTATTCTAACTACTCTGTCAGTCATTAGCTCATGGTATGGTCCTGGTTTTCACGGGAACCTTACTGCTAATGGTGAACGATTCAATCAACAATCCCTTACTGCTGCGCACAAGACACTTCCATTTGGAACACGCCTTCGGGTATGTTTTAAGCGGTGTGCCGTTGTTCGGGTTAATGATCGTGGTCCTTACATTCATGGTAGGAACTTAGATCTTAGTAAAGGTGCGGCTGATGCAATCGGTCTCACTGGCTCTGGAGTTGGACGGGTACAAGTAACTCGACTTAACTAACTTCAAACTATGACTGCTACACTCGCAGCTCCTAAGTCCCGAGTTAACCCTTGGGACTCTTTTTGTGACTGGGTAACCAGTACAGACAACCGTCTTTATATCGGCTGGTTTGGAACACTGATGATTCCGTGTCTCCTTGCAGCTACTACTTGTTTCATTATTGCCTTCATTGCTGCACCTCCTGTAGACATTGATGGCATCCGCGAGCCTGTATCAGGCAGTCTTCTTTATGGAAACAATATCATATCGGGAGCCGTCGTTCCGAGCAGCAATGCCATCGGACTACACTTCTACCCAATTTGGGAAGCTAATTCACTTGATGAATGGCTCTACAACGGGGGACCGTTCCAACTTGTGGTCTTCCACTTCCTCATTGGCGTCTATGCTTACATGGGACGCGAGTGGGAACTTAGCTATCGACTAGGGATGCGCCCTTGGATTTGTGTTGCCTACTCAGCTCCTGTTGCAGCCGCCTCAGCGGTCTTCCTGGTTTATCCCTTTGGTCAAGGTTCGTTCTCCGATGCTATGCCTTTGGGTATTTCGGGAACCTTCAACTACATGTTGGTATTTCAAGCCGAACATAACATCCTCATGCACCCATTTCATATGCTCGGTGTTGCTGGGGTGTTCGGTGGGTCACTATTCAGTGCTATGCACGGTTCCCTTGTTACGTCCTCGCTTGTGCGTGAGACGACTGAAGACATCTCTCAGAACTATGGCTACAAGTTTGGGCAAGAGGAAGAGACGTATAACATCGTCGCAGCACACGGCTACTTCGGGCGTCTCATTTTCCAATACGCAAGTTTTAATAATAGCAGGAGTCTCCATTTCTTCCTTGCTGCTTGGCCAGTGGTGGGTATTTGGTTCGCTGCTCTTG